GATCTATTCTGGCATTGAGCGGCAATAGAATGCCCTCTTCAGTGACGCCGGTCTCAACCGATACGCGATTATGAATGATTCTGTTTAGCTCATACTGGGCGCGGTTCCATGCCTGCTGTGAATTCCCGACGCCGGTGGCCTCCGCTTTTAGCGGGTTAGTGGTGTTTGGCAAATTGAAATTAGGGTCACCCGTTTCAAGATCATCAGGAAGTAAAATTGTTTTTGTTTTATTGTCTGTTTTATCCCGGTACTCTAATTGCACGCCATCGTTATCAAGCGGCTTATTAAAGCTGATGGTCTTGGTTTCGCTCTCCGGTAATTTATTGCGACGGTTAAACAAAGCCCTGCTGATGCTCTGTAGCTCGTCACGAACTATAGAAATAATAGAGCCCTCGCGAAACACGGAACACCTGGCCGCGTTGGCGATCTGTCGCAACTCCTCAAGCGCTGGCGTGTTCTGATTGTCGAACGTGTAATTGAATTCTCCCAGCTCACCACCGAAGACTAGGTCAAGACTATCTTGAATTGCGAATATTGCAGCCACATCTATTTGCGTAATGTTTCGGGCCGCCAAAACTGGGTCCAGTGCATAATGTAAAAAAATGTCGGCCATTCTGGAAGAGGCAACCAAACCGACACCAGTTGAAATGTCACCAACTACAGCGGCACCGTCCCACGTAACAACTTTTCGAATTGCTGTCATGTTGAATTTACGGCTTTGTAATGACGAAGTTTGCTCTGTCGCCTGCGTTTTTACCTGCACTCGCGTGGTGCCGGTTGCGTCTGGAGCCGTAATGTCATCAATGCCAGCAAGTCGAGTCCAGTTGATCTGGTCAACTAACGAAGTGCTATTTATATCGGTATCGCTGGTCCTCTCTACGCTAACGCGGTAATACTTGCCCTCTTCAAGCCCGTCAGCCGTAGTGACTTTTTTAGTGTAGTTTCTGACGTTAAGCTCATTGTCCGATAAAGAATATTCGACTATAAACGATGGACCCGTAGGCGTGCCCGCCGAATCCGTTTCTTCAAATGTTGCCAATATTTGCACTGCATAAGACTTGTTATTGTCAATTGCCAGACCTCTCGGAGCACTAAAGTCTAGCCAAACCTCATCGTTAAGATTTCCGCCAGGAGCGGCAAAAGGACCACGGACAAGCACCTCGTCAGGTAGGAATGCTAGCGGTTTTAATAGCCTGCTTTCTGTGACTGCTAACAATTCCAATACCGCAGTTGGAAAAGCTGGGTCCGTCCAGTTTGTGGTTATAGTCGCAGCATTATCGAGTGTAATGTACGCCTCTGTTCCTGCTGCAAATGTCGCATTAAATGTAGTGCTTGTGAATGACGTCCAGCTTGAGTTTATAGTTGATACGGCCTCCAAAACAATGCTTGATGCTGATGCCGTTTTTATTACGTAGTACCCGTCCAAGAGCACCGAAGTTGGAGCCGTAAACCCGTTGGATATTCTAAAATATGCGTTTGCTGTAAATGCGCTGAAATCGCCCGTTATCGTGCCTTCATCTAGTCCAGAATTATAGCTAACTGGGAACTGATCTATGACGAGAGTAGCCTGAGAAACATTTTCAACGACATAAACACCATCTAGTAATAGCTCTGTAGATCCATCATTAATATAAGTATCGTCAAGCGTTACTGATGAACCAATTGTGTAATCGTCCCATGTACCTAAAGGCCCGTTAATCCTAGCTATATCTGGCCCTGACTCATAGTCTAAAATGAAAACCGAATCCATTTTAACACCAGACTCATTTGGCGGATTGAGGGTCAGGCTTTTAACCTCGTTGGATACTGTCGTTTTCAATATTTCGGTTGGAGTTTGCCCTGGCGCGTAGACCTGCGCGCTTGACCCGACAATATCAGATACAAGCGTGTCACCGCTCTTGATGCTAGTAATGTCGAGATAGCCACGGCTGATATCCATGTACTCGGTTGCGAAAAGTATGTGGTCGATGTACTCGAAAGTTGTCGGCGCAATCAGATCAGGGTAGCTTTTAACTTGGCCGAAAATATCCGGCACTCGCTCTAAAGGCCGCGCAATGTTTGTTTGCCCGCCCAAACTATTATTTGGAGATTTATTATCTTGACGCTCGCCGGTCGGTAGTTTTGGAATTGGCACCAAGGATTCAACTAATTTCTCAAACCCCAGCTTTGTGAGCAGGAAGTTACTGACAGGATCAAGCCCGAGCGGCCTGTGCACGATGTAAATATTAGAAGTTATTGGGGCGTTGATTTTCTCGTAATCGTCAACCGGTATTTCTGCGCTGTCTGAAATACTACCCGCGAATATGCGAGTTGGTATACTGAAACCGTCAGCGCCATAGCGATCGATTAGCCAATCAAGGAGGCCAGCACCTCTTTCAACCTCAATAACTTCGGGCTTTGAAATGCCGGCAGTGTCTTTAACTACTGTGATCAACATACGCGTAAACTTCGTGGGTTGGGTACATTAATTTAATTGTGTTTATAGGATCATAGCGCGTTTTGCCATTCTTTACGCCTGGTCCGCCAAGACAATGCAACACGTTATCCCGTTCAATGCATATGCCAATATGCGTAGGGTTATTTTTACGATCGGAAAAAACAATGACATTACCAGGCCTTAACTGCTCCACTTTTGCCCAGCAATTCAATGCTGTTTGTTTGTTTACAATTGCTGACGTTTCGCCTTTTCCCGGACTTGCCGAAAATTCAATATTATCAATTATTTCACGGCCAAAAATCAGCTTGCTTGCTTTCTTTACCACAGAATAACAGTCGTTCTCAATGTACACCCATGGCTTACCAATAAATTCGTTAACTAATTCATAGTCAATCATTCTATCTCGATCCCAGGAAACAACGAGAGAGTGTAAAGTTGGCCGCTTCGCTTATTCGTTAGGTCAGTATCTTCAGCAACAAATGAAACTTGGTTCGAGTTATCGAATGATATAGACGAGCCATATAAAATAGTGGGCGTAACGGCTGGCTGAGTCAGATCACCGGAATAATATTTTCTGTAAGTGATCGTCAATTCATTCATAAACCCTTGATCGGTTATTTGATCAATAATGCCTTGAAGCTCATCGCTGACGGCACCCATTGATATTTGTAGGTTTTGCTCTGAATCATTTCTCTCCGCTGGCTCCGTAATAACTAAGCTTGCCGCTAGATACGTTACCCCTTCGGCCACAAAATCATTGTAGTCCTGAGCATAATAATACGACTGAGAAAGGTCAGTATGATCGATCTGAATGGTCCTGATTTCTCTTTGTGCTTCAGGCGCGCTGGCCAGGAACTGTTTGAATGCGGTTATTGTAGCCATGCAGGCGGCTCCAATAATTTACGCTCCGTTGATCTCTGCCTTAGCTTCTCACTCTGCAAATAAGACGGGTATGGCGAACTAAGGGCAGGAACTACCATAGCGTCTCAAGCTCCAAAATTGCCGCATTAAGCTGAGTTAGGGCCAAATTGGGTTTTGCGAAAACATTAAACATGCCAATCAGGGATTGAGCGTCACACTCGGCAAGACCAACACGAGCAATGGCCAATACTGAACCGCTAACGGACCATCTTTTTTTAACTTGATTATAAGATGGGACGCCCAAAAAATAGCATTCGTGCTCAAGTAATCCGCCAGTTACCTGCAAATCAATCAAGAATGACTTTGAGCCATTAGTAAGTATATGCTTGTACCAATTCTCGAAAACCTGCCCCTCAAGCACGCCAAAGGACCACGCGACATTGAACTGTAACCACCCACTATCAGCCTGAAGCCGGAATCGCAAAGGGCCATTCTGGACATTGTTGTTGCGCACCAATGATTGAGGAGCGAATCCGTTAGAATTAACCAGGACACCTGGCAATGCGCATGGATATTCTTCAGCCATTATAATCGCCTCTCAACGCGCGCGCCTTTTTGTAAGGCTTGGAATGTATCACCTCTGCCTGTTGCCAAGCTTTGATTTACGCCTTGGACTCCGGCTTTGACCTGGTTATTTATCATCAGCGTTATCTCATCCCTGCTAACAGACATGCCCTCCACATCAATTGGCGATCCATTATTGATTATGTTAACGCTCGGCGTTTGGTTTCCGCTCCTTGTGTCATTACCGTTCGCCATTGAAAATAATCTGCTTTGCTGGCTTTTGTTTAAAATCA